TAAGGTATTTTAAAGCCCTAGCACAAGAAAGATAAGTCTTACCTGTTCCAGGAGGGCCGGTTATTATGGAGATTATCTTGTCTTCTATGGCGCTTATTGCATCCTTTTGTGCTTTTGACTTGCACTTTATCTCTATCTTATTTGAAAGAAGAGTCTTGTTTAAAGTCAATTCGTTTCTTTCTTGGCTCCAGAGTTCAAACTCTTCATGCTCATCTTTGCTAAATTTGTTCTTGCGATTTGCCATACTTAATAGATCCTAGCGGCGATAGTCACGCCTAATATTATTTTTACGTAATGCAGTTGGAAGTTCAAGAACGCCATAACTGCTCTATATTGCTTTTCACTAAACTCGATAGAGATTATCCCTTTCGCATTTAGGTTTTGCAAAATAAGCTTGGTTTTAGAATCGAGCGAGACCTCATATAGCTCTAAGAACTCAGATAAGGTCATGTTAAAGTCAACCTCATATAAGGTAGGGTCAGGAAAGTTCTTCAAAAACTTTCTTCCAATCTTGATAGACTTTATCTTGTCAATTAAATTTTTTGATTTTAAGGAGACATCTAGCTCCTTACGTAAGTCGTCAAACTTTCTTACGTTTCCCGATTCGCTGGCAAGCCACTCAATATCGTCCTTTCTTAAAGATATAGAAACGCTAGAGTTTCCTTCATCATAATAAAAATCAACTCGTTTGATGACGTTAGGATCACCGATTTCGCTCAAAAGAATCGGCGCGATTCCTAACTGGTCTAAGGGTAGGCTGAGATCCTCTATCGTCATTTCATAGTCGTCGAATGGAAATTCCGACATGAATGGTATCTCTTCGAATAGTCTGGTCGTCTTGTCTTTTACTATTTCGTCGTTCTCCTTCCCCATTTTCTCGCGCTTTTGATTATTTATTTCAAATTTAAAAAATCAAATCGATGCACGAGTCTCTCAAAACATATTTTTGTGTTTTCTTAAACTATCTAAAGAAAACTAGTATAAAAACATATGGAAGACGTAGAAAAAAAAATCAAGAAGTTAGACTTAAAGCAAAACGCAATCAAGCTTCTAATTAACTCCATCTATGGAGCATTCGGGAACAAGTGGTTCTATTTTTACAACCCAGATATCGCGCAATCGATAACTTTACAGGGCCAAGACCTCATAAAGTTTTCGATTAAGGCAGTGAATCACTACTTCCTAGAGAAGTGGCACCTAGACACGGAGCTTCACGAGCTTTTGGGAATATCTCAATACACAATAGCTAAGGTTGAAGACGAGTCTGCCATCTATACTGACACCGACTCGATCTACGTACAGTTCGATTCTGCAATCGAATCTATACAAGGAGCCGATTTCACCAAAGAAGAAGTATTGAACCTTTGTATCAACATCGATAAGCATCGACTCTCTTCTTATTTCGATCAGTGTTTTGACAAGTACGGTCATCTCTTTAACACCAAAAACCGTTTGAAGTTCAAGCTTGAAAACCTTTCTGAACATGGAATCTGGTTAAAGAAAAAGAATTATGCCATCAAAGTTGCATACGAGCCTAATCCTAGTTACGAGACGATTGCTAAAGAGAAGAGATACATGGTCATCAAAGGGCTTGAACCTATCAAGGGTTCATATCCCATATGGGCTAGAAAGAACCTTACTGCCTTGACAGAATTTATCTTAGAGCGAGGCAAACGCCTTAACTTAGAAAACGACATTATTCCTAGGCTACAAGCACTAAAGGACGAAGCTAAATCTCTCGGAACAGACGATCTTGCGTTCAACTATAACGTAAGAGTTTACGAAAAATACGTTACTAGCGAAGCACGCTGCGAAGCAAAGAAAGGAATATCGATCTATCCTAGAGCTTCGCTTTATTACAATCACCTTCTAATAAAGACTGGTCTAGTTAATCGCTATCCTAAGATCAGAGAAAAGGATAAGATCAAGTTTTATTACTGCTCAGCTAACGAACACGAGTTTGATGTTTTTGCATACGTTCCTGGAGTATTTCCTAAGGAGCTTGCATTACCTATGGATTTCGATTCTCAGTTCTTTACTCTAATCGTCGAGCCGATCAATCGCCTCTTGACTGCAATGAAGATAAGCTCGCTCGACCCTAATCTAAAGAGAGCGGTTGAAATGGTAAAGGCCAAAGGTAAAAAGGCAGAGGACGAGGCAAACCTCTATCCTTTGTATGTCGTAAACCAAGACTCACTAGAATACGAGGAAGTTCCAGAAAAATTCTGGAAGATACTTGGAAATCCGGATGCAGACGTAGAAGACGCAGACTTTCCAGAATACCTTTCTGTCCTGACCAAATATGGACTAGACACAGTGGTGGTTCCAAAGATGGAACTCGAAAAATACCTAAAGAGACTGACTAAGAAAAAAGAAAAAGGTAATGTTGTGGAAGAGTTAGTTGAGGAAAATGTTTGATTTTTTGGTGAGTTACAGCATACAGGATTTCGTTAAGGACCTGCTTAAGAAAAAGTTCCCAGGTTCAAATCTAAAGCAACAGATCTTCGATTCTGGAGATAAGTTGAACTTTGCGTGTCCCTTTTGTGGAGACTCTAAAAAGGATCCTAAAAAGAAAAGAGGAAACCTTTACGTCACTACTCATACTTATAAGTGTTACAACGATGGCTGTGGAGTAAAGACCGACCTTACTGGTTTCGTTTCGGCATTTGCCAGCAAGTATTCTCTAGGAATTCCTTCGATTGCAAACGAAAAACCCAAGTTCGAACTGTTAACTCGATCTAGGAAAAGAGGATCAATGTTTGAGAAGTTTATTAGCTTAAACGCTGCAAACAGCCTGCTTAAGCTAAACGAGCTTGCCATCAGGTTTTCCTTATTGCCTTGTTCCAAAGCACAAGAAGGAAGCCGAGTATACGATTTTATTCTTTCTAGGAATCTTAACGTTTTACCTGAATTTGACAAGATCGCTTACTTCGATTCTAGGGACGATAAGGTTTACTTATTCAACTTAGATTACAAGTCTGACCGAGTATTGGGATTTGCGATCAGAAGAATAGGCGAAGTCGAAGGTCCGAAGTATCTAATAAAAAACTATGCCGAGTTTAACAAGACTGGCTTAGTAAAAGGAATGAGCCAAGAGGTGATGCACGAAGTAGACTCTTTGAATAATTACTTCAACGTTCTCAATGTAGACTTCACAAAGAACGTGATAGTCACCGAAGGCCAATTGGATTCTCTTTTTATATTCAACTGCATAGCGACTACCGGTGTCAGTAAGAGTAAGCTCTTGTTGGAGAACCTTCTCACTAAGGGCAATGCAAAGATATTCTTCGACAACGACCTCGCTGGTAAAAGACAGTCGATTGAACTTATTAAGAAAGGATATTCTGTCTTTCTATGGTCCAAGTTTATCTCAGACTTGGCTAAGACTTATCCAGACAATAGGTTGAAACTAAAGATGATAAAAGACATTAACGATGCATATTCCATCCTTGCCTCAATAGACGATAAGACTGACCTTGAGCTATTCAACAAGCTAATAAACCGTTATTTTTCGGAGTCGGAGCTAGATATTATCTTAATCTAGAATAAATAATAAAAAATAAAAAACTTATGAATAAGATCGTGTCACTAAGACAGTTCTTTGCTGCAAAAGTCAACGAGGAAGCTGAAGCTGAATCATTAGACATAGACACGTCAGTTCTTGACGAGCTCGTTGAGCTTGTTGGATCCGAAGAAGACGTTGAGGACGCTGCTGCTAGCGCATACGACGATTTAGCCAAAGCCTTTGAAAAAGGAGAGGTTGAAATGTCAGAAGAAGACGTTCCTGAAAACCTAGCAATCGCTTCTCTAGTATTGAAACTAGTTGAAATGGGATCGATTGATCCTCAGGATGCAGATGATTTTATCGCAAAACACATAGGTTGATCCACATGGCAAAGGAGACTAGAGACATCCATGATTTCTTAAAACCGCAACGAGGTAAAGTCAAGCAGGGATACTTTAGTCCTAAAAACCCAGACAAGTACAAGGGAGACATCACCAAGATAATTTATAGGTCGAGCTGGGAACTAAAGTTTCTTTCCTATTGTGACAATACTGACAGCGTGATAGAGTACGCATCAGAACCAGTCGGCATACCTTATTGGAATCCAATCCTAAAGAAGGAAAGCACCTATTGGG